AACCGATACGGGCAAGGCAGAAAAATACTTCCCTTATGACAAGGAAACAGATCCAATATTATTGTATTTCTGGTTGCCAGACTCTGATATAGAATTAGGTCCTGCAAAGAGTTATCCTGCTGGAACTGCTTTGTTGTCGTGTAAACTTTTATTTAGTTTAGATGGATCGTTACAAACAAACGCGGATAGAGGTTTTATACCGCCTACAATTCTAAGCGCAAAAGGGATGCCCAATGAATCAGAACGTCAAAAAACAGAATCATGGTTCAATCGATTCTTGAAAGGATTCACAAAAGAACCTGCCAAGATAATTAACGCTGAAGTCATGTCTATCAACAAACTTGGTGGAGGGATGGATGAACTAAAAGAGATTTACGGTGAAATAAATAAACAGGCTATTGAAAACATCGGTACCGCTTTTGGTATTCCAGCTGCTTTATTTATGTCTGATATGGCGTTTGCTTCTGAAGTAAATCCATTAATCAAGGTGTGGTACACGACCTCACAATTTAAGCTAATCTATCAAACAATTGAGACAACTTTCAGCGAACAGTTACTAAATAGTTTTGGGCTTCACATGAGATTCAAACCCGAGACGTTAGATGCTTTTAAAGATGACCAACTAAATAATGCACAAGCGTTCGGGGCTTATTGTGAACAAGGTATAAAACCGTCGATATCCGCTGTAATGGCAGGTTTGAAATTACCAGACGGTATAAAACCAGAGGACTTAGACCCGGAAGAAAAAGAACTTGTTCAACCGGTTATCGAGAAGCCAGTAGAAAAACCTGAAGTAGAAGAACCGAAGTCATTAACGACTAAGCAGATCAAAGAGCTTGCATTATGGAATCAGATTTCGACGCGGTGCTTTAAAAAGAACAAGGGCAAGGCTATCGACTTTGAGTGTAAAGACCTATCTGGAGAAATGGCAGATGAAATCAGGGTTAAACTTCAACAGGCTAAAAGTATTAGCGACATTTCTAAGGCTTTTGAGTTTGGTGAGACACAACACTCAGAGTACGAAGGGCTAAAAGAATTAGCGGACGCTATCAATAATGCTGTCAAATAAAGTATTGTTTGATATATGCGATAAAATACCGGCTCTATGGCGGATGGTTAACGTTAAGACTTTAGAGATGTTTGACCGGCAGCTATGGTCATACTCTTTGGAGTTCTTTAGAGGTGAAATATCAGATAGTGAATTTGAACAACTATTTATTGACGCTATTGAGAATCAACTTACAAGAGCCTGGAATGAAGGCGCTGACGAAGTGGGCATATCGGTTGAGGAAATGACCGAGGATGACCTTGCAATATTGCAAGGACTCATAACTGATGAGATAGGCTATCTAACGGGTCTAGGTGTGGATATAATCGATGTAAAAGAATCAACAAGTGGAATGACTGAGGGTGAGGCGTTGGATGCGTTTAGATCACAGTTTAGATCACGCATTGATGTTTGGGCGAGCAAGTATGATGAAATGGTAAATAGGGCTAAAATACACTTTGGGGGTAAGACTCGCTTGGTGTGGCGTTTAGGGGCTACTGAGGAGCATTGTACAACATGCAGCGCGTTGAATGGGATCGTAGCTTATGCTTATGAGTGGGATCAATCAGGAATAACGCCGGGTGAATCGGGATCGGAAGTGTTAGAATGCCATGGTTTTCATTGTGATTGTTCACTGAGTGAGACAGACGAACGCCGCTCGCCTAATGCTTTTCAAAGACTTTTGGATATCGCAACTTCAGGTAATGTATAATGCCTAACCCATTGATCGGCATAGATATTCAAGGAATACCAACTCTTCAGAATAGACTGAGTAAGTTGCCTAAAGAAGCGCGTGATGCCGGGGTAGAAGCTGCCAACGAGTACATAGTAAATGTCATGAAAGTAGAACCGCCCACGCCCACTAAACCTTTTGTTTGGTCAAGCGATAAACAGCGTAGATTCGTAATGATGAAAATTAGCAAAGGTGAGTGGACTGGCAGGACTCAACAGCTTAGGAACGGATGGAAAGTCGTAGGCAAGGGATATAACCAGATAGCGGTTAACGAAGTACCTCATGCTGAATTTGTGCAAGGGGATAATCAGATTATCGGACATAAATCTAATAATTGGAAAACGATTAGCGACAATTTACGTGACAAAGGCAAAGAGATCCTAAAGAAGTTTGAAGGTGGCGTAAAGAGTGCGCTAAAGAAGCTGAAACTAAATTAGTGTATAATGTATTTATTCAAGGAGAGAATGAATGAAAAGACCGCCCGAGGAAGCTTATATTGTAATATCACAATTAACTAGGCTAAGAGATGCGCTTGTTATATTACGTGACGTGTGTTTTCTCGAAAATAAAAAAGAGGAAGAATTAAAATCTATGTGTGGAAAGATTTATACATGGATTCAAGAATATGAGAAGGAAATTGATTAGGAGAGAATAATGCCAAGACAAAAGGGAAGTAAAAACAAAGTTACACGGTTTATTGAGGATGTGTTTACTCCAAAAAAAGAAATGGAAAACACCGTTGAGATTGAAACAGAGTTCGGTAAAATCGGAGTGACAAAAGAGACCACGGGTAAAAGCAACGTGTCTCAAATATTGAATACAATACTGGATGAATCATCAAACGCGAAATATTCTATTCTTGATTACAAAGATATTAACTTGTTGGTAACAATGGTAATCAAGTCGATCAACAATGGTCATAGATGTTTGGGCGGCATCTGTATTCACGACATCCGCAACCAAGTAACTAATGAGTACGAACCGCATTATTATCAGGCTATGGAGAGGGTCGGATTATGAAAATTCTATCAGTTACACGAAACGAAGGGCGCGTTGTTGAGTTGACTCAGGGCGAGTGGGCACAATTTAGAATATTGTCCAATGCGCTTGAAGGAAAAACACTTTCAGATATGAGTATGGACTATATGTATCGAGGCACGGAAATTAGCGCGGCCTATACAGACGTTGATTTTTCGGGTGTGTTCGGGGCTGTTCAAGCGTTTTATGAAGCCAATTTCAAGCTAAACGAATTGAAACAATTAGTAGGAAAGTTTGACGAATATATGAAAGTTAAAAAAGATTGACAACTGAAAAAATGTGTTATACTAATAACAACTAAATAGAGCGAGCTCGTTGTAACTTGCTTTAGTCCCGATGCTTTGTCATGGACTCGTTTCATCCGAAAGGTTGAGGCGGGTCTTTTGTCGTTAAGAGGTGCTTATGGATAATGAAAAGGTTGGAAATCGTAATAATAGGAACGACCAACAGAGATTACAAAATATACATGATTTTGCCGTTGAAAATGGAGCAAAGTGTGCAGATGGTAAGGCTCTCTCAATGGAAATGACTGTAAGAGAAATACATAATCAAATTTATAAACTTATTAATCCAAACCCTACAATGAACGATTCTAATAAATGGATTGAAGAAATATTTGATGACTATGTAATCGTTCACGAAGGCGAAAAATACTATAAGTATACGTGGTCTTGGGTAAATGGAAAAATTGCACTAGGGCAACCGGTAGAGGCTAAAAAAGACTGGGAGGCTGTTGAAAAGTCTTTATATTTTGGTAATCATCTGAAATCAATTTCAAAAACAAACGATGAATTGACGGTAGGTAATTACATCGTTTTATTTGGCGGTCGTGATTTAACGGGTGTTGCTTACGGTAAAAATAAAGACGGTTCAAGCGGTGAGTTTTTCTCTGAAAAGACCATGCTTGAAAGTGACTATACAAAATCAGGATTACTTCACGTTGATTTTGAACACGGGCGCGACCCTGACAATGTGGGAATTGGTAAGGACGATGTTTTAGGTAGGGTTGATTGGTCTAGCGCAAAAGCAGACGCTAGGGGTATTTTTGTAAAGAGAATTTTGAACCGTAGAAATAAATTTGTAAAGTGGTTAGAGCCTTTGATTGAGGAAGGTTTAATTAGTAATTCAAGCGAGTGCATTCCAGAACAAATGCAAAAAGCAAATAATGGCGAAATTATCAATTGGCCTTTACGCCGCGATACTTTAACTGTAACGCCAATGGAACCCCGTATGCTTTCGGCTAATGCGCTTACTGCATTAAAAGCGTTGTCAGATGAATTTCCAGAATATAAATCGTTGCTAACATCCGATCAGGCGGCGTTGCCGATTGAGGATGATACAAACAAAACTAAACAAGGAGTAATCAAAATGTCCGATCAAACAGTAGATATTGCAAAAGAAGTTGCCGCCGCCGTTAAAACTATTCGGGACGCGGAACTTGCAGAGTTGGCTACTAAAGCCGCACAGCAAAAAGCGATTGACGAAGCAAAAGCTGAAGGGGCAAAAGAAGCCGTTGAAGAGCTTAAGAAAAAAGGTGCTCTGAAAGCCAGTGAGTATCACACTACCGAACATACCAATGACTCAGACGAAGGTGTTGGTGCTTTTAAGTCTTGGATGCAGACCGGACAAGTCAACCGTGAATTGATCGAACCTGATTCGTCATATCTTAACATTAAAACTTCTGGCGTTTTCAATGTGACAACTGGCGACGAAGGTGGATATATGGTTCCGGATCCTCTTTACGATAAAATTATTGCTAAACGTGATCTGGCTTCATGGGTGCGTCAAGCGCCTTGTCAATATTTCACCACCGACTCAGATCATCTTTTGATTCCTTACGAGGACACCCGGCATGCAGATTTTGTGTCAACGGCAGAAAAAGCAACTTATGCCAACGATACAACCGGCAATGTTGGTCAGTTGAACTTAGCATTAACAAAGTACACCAAAGAGATCAAAGCAACTGAAGAGTTCTTGAGTGCAAAGAATAGCAATTGGGAATCTTGGATGGCCGGCGTTCTTGGTCGTGCTGCTGCGCGTACTGAAAACACAGTGGCTACCGCTGCCATTGTTGCAGATGCGACCGCCGGCACTGTATTTGCCATAACCGCAGTTATTACCGCTGCCGAACTTGCTCGTTGTATTGGTGAGTTGAGCAATGGTTATGCTGTAACTGGTGAAGCTGGATTCCTTATGAAAAACGGAGTCAAGTGGTACTGCAAGGGTATTTCTGGAAACAACTTTAGCTTTATGAATACCCCCGCCGGTGGTGATTTCTTTGGCTTCCCTTGCTATGTCAGTGATAGCATGGCAGAGAATACCACTGGCTTGACCCCTGTTATCTTTGCTAACTACCAATACTTTGCTGTTTTGGAAAAACCAGGTATGTTGGTGCAACGTAATCCATACTTACACATGGATATTGGCGAGGTTTCAATCTTTGCTAATATCTATCGGGCATATGACGTTTTACAGGCCGAAGCAATCCGCAAGTACAACTCAGTTTCATAATCTAAATTAATCTGGTGGGCGTAAAAACCCACCAGACAGGAGTAAAACAATGGCACATAATAAAAAGTTTGCAGATTATAAGACTGCCAAAAACGCCGTAGTTCCTGTTACTACAAACGGCGCTCTTACCGGCGTAAAGATTAATGCTACTGGCGCTGATAGAGTTGCTTTCATTTTCTCTTTTGGCACCCCTCTTGCAGACGCGGCTGTTTCATCTGGTTTAGGTATCTGGCAAGCGGCTACATCTGGCGCTACTTACGCGCGCGCGGGAGCTTCATTTGGCGCGTTGACTTCAGGAGCAATAAACGGAGTTACAGCCGTTCTTGACGTGAATGTCAACAAGTCGTACCCGTGGTTGTTGGTATCGGGGCAGATGGATTCAAGTAATTGCCCCCTATCGGTTGTCGCTGTGTTGGATGGTTACGAAAACAGACCTCCGACCTCATTATCAGCAACCATTATAGCCAATGACTAAAGTGACATTATGGGTACCGGCTGCGGAGAGCCCCCGCTGGCCATGTGTCGAAAGTTGGATCAATATGCGCGCTCCTGACAACTGTAATATGAAGTTTGTCAGGAGCGGGGCAAACAACGTCAAGTTTTCATGGAATAAGGTAGTTAAAGACTTCTTAGATTCTGATTCTGACTATCTTTTCAGTTGTCATAATGATGTTGTGTTTTTACCTGAAACATTACCACGGTTAATGTCTTGGAATAAACCAATAGTATCTGCGCTTGTATTTCACCGGCAAAGCCCGCAACTTCCTCATATCTGGAGAGGTGATGTGCCAGGTCAAAGACCTTACGGTCAAAAGATACTACAAACAAGACAATGGTTCATTGAACATCTAAAAGACATACAACCTGGCCCGCACATTATCGATCCGCAGCCAAACGACGCTTTAGTAGAGGTTGATTTCACGTCAACATCATGTTTGTTAGTGCATCGTTCGGTATTTGAAAAAATGCGCGAAGAGGTTAAAGATTTATGGTTTGTTTGGGACGACGATTACGGTGGTGGCGGCGAGGATCGTAACTTCTTTGAACACGCCAGGCTTGCAGGATTCACTCCGTATGTTGATCGTTCGGTAATCGCAGGGCACATAATTGGCGATGTTCCAACAGGATCAATGGACTTTATGATGTGGACACAATCCGCAACATTTAAAGGATTAGGCGAAGATGACAATCAATAATGGATATTGTACTTCTGCAGAATTCTTTGCTTATACATCACCAAAGACAAGTACCGGTGCATTAACTACGGCACAGGTTACCGTGGTAGAAAACATCATTGAGTCTGCGAGTAGATTGATTGACAACCAGACAAGAAAAACGTTCTATGCAAGAGCGGCAACGAATAAATACGATGTTCCTTATGGAAATCAACTAGACATTGAGGATGACTGGCTTTTATCTGTTGGAAAAATAACCAACGGTGACGGTGTAGAAGTAACGGCGGGTGATTATATTTTGAAGCCTGCTAACTCAACACCTAAATACGCCGTAAAACTAAAAGAAGCCAGCACGGTTCAATGGGAGTTTGATGTTTCCGGAAATAGCGAACAAGTATTATCAATTTCTGGTTCCTGGGGTTATACGTCATCTGCTCCTATGGATATTAAAGAGGCTTGTCTTGAAATTGCAAGCGCCTGGTACAAGAGGCGGTTTGGTGAAAACATGTCCAGTGAGACCGTTGTAGAACCTTCAGGAATTGTCATAACACCTAAAGATATTCCGGTATCTGCAAGGTCTATTCTAAATAAGTATGCGAGTTTAACATGACGTTTTCTTCAACATCCGTTGCAACTGGAATTGCCGCACTCTCTATTTCTGGAG